TATGAGTGAAGTAAAAGTAAATAAAATTAGTCCAAGAACAAATTGTGGTACAGTCCAGTTAGGAGATAGTGGTGACACTATTACAATTCCTGCTGGTGCAACAATCACGAACAATGGAACGCAGACAGGTTTTGGTAGAACAGGTGCAGTAGATTGGCAAACAGGCAGTATCAAAACTGCAAATTTCACTGCAACAAATGGAGAAGGTTATTTTTGTAATACTTCTGGTGGAGCATTTACACTTACATTACCTGCCTCTCCATCAGCTGGTGATATTATAGCTGTAGCTGATTATACAAGAACTTTTAATTCAAATAATTTAACAATAGGAAGAAATTCACAACCTATCGGTGGTGTTGCAGAAGATGCAATTTTAAGTGTTAATGGTCAATCGGCTACATTTGTTTATGTAGATGGAACAGAGGGATGGATTAATGTTCAAGAAACTGAAACATCACAAACAGGTGTTCCTCCTGCTTATATAACAGCAACAGGCGGAACAATAACAACAGTTTGTACTAATTATAAAGTTCACACTTTTACTGGTCCAGGCACTTTTACTATTACTGCAGGTTCAGGTCCTTTATCAAAATTAGATTATTATGTAGTAGCTGGTGGTGGTGGCGGTGGAGGTGGTGAAACTGGATATTGGACTGGTGGTGGAGGAGGTGCTGGAGGATTTAGAGAATCTAAAACCGCATCTGTTTCAGGTTGTTGGTCGGCAAGTCCTTTAGTTGCTGCTTGTGGTTCTTTAGGTCCATTTACATCTCCAACTGCAATTCCTGTAACAGTAGGATCAGGAGGAAGTGCTGGAACTACTGCTTCTCCAGGTTGTAATTCAACAGCAGGTGGTAGTGGTAGTCCTTCAATTTTTTCTACAATAACTTCCGCAGGTGGAGGAGGTGGTGGAGCAGCTACTGGAGACACTTCTGGAACTAAACCACAAAGATTTGGAATTCCAGGTGGATCAGGTGGTGGATCAGGTGGTGGAGGAACAAATCCAATAGGTAATGGTAACACTCCTCCTGTTAGTCCTCCTCAAGGAAATAATGGTGGACAAGGTTCTGTACCATCTGCTGGTAGAGGTGGTGGTGGAGGAGGTGCTGGTGCAGTAGGAGGAACATATCCTTGTATGTCTGGAGGCACTGGAATTGCTTCAAGTATTACTGGTTCTCCTGTTGGTAGAGCAGGTGGAGGAAATGGTTCAGGTAGTGGTGGTGCTGGTCCAGCTAATAGTGGTGATGGAGGAGATAGCAACCCTTGTGGAGGTAATGGTGCAGCAGGTGGTAGTGGAGTAGTAATAGTAAGATATAGATTTCAATAGTTGAATGATAATTAAAATTAATATATAAGGAGAAACATTATGGCACATTTTGCAAAACTAGGAGCTAATGGAAAAGTTATTCAAGTATTAACACTTGATAACAAAGATATGTTAAATGCTGATGGTGTAGAAGATGAAGCAGTAGGTCAACAATATTTAGAGCAACACAACAACTGGGCTGCTCAAATGTGGATTCAAACTTCATACAACACATCTGGTAATAAACATAGTTCAGGCGACAACTCAAAAGCATTTAGAGGAAACTATGCAGGTATAGGTTATACTTGGGATGAAGATAACCAAATTTTTTGGTCTAAAAAACCTTATCCTTCTTGGGTAAAACATTTAGCAACTGCTAGTTGGAAATCACCAATCGGTGATGCACCAGATTTAACTGCTGAACAAACTTCACAAAACGAAGCAGGAACACATAGATGGGGTTATAACTGGAACGAAGATGGACAATCTTGGGATCTAGTAGATTCAATGGCATAATTTATTATGGGTGGTGGTATACACAAAAAAGTTTTATCAGAAGTACATTTAATTTATGGCGATGTTTCAATGCCAAAAGGTTTTGAAATAGACCGAGATAAATTATCTACTGATACCTTGCAATCACAAATAACTGATTCACAATTTCCATTCTCAAGAACTTGGGATATGCTCAATACATTTATTAGAGATCATGTAAATGTAGAATATAATATTAATTTAATTAACAAACAAACATGGGGAGACATTTATAAACCTAATGAAACTACTATCCCCTTGCTCAACATAGACCCTGTAGATTTAAGAAACTCACCTGATTATACTTGTTTGTATGGCACAAAAGTAGATAAATGTATGGTTAGAATACATTATGAAGATAATAGAAGAAAAGGTAGAAGCTGGGATATACCTTTGACTAACAACCAGTTTATTATTTTTCCTTCTACTTGTATGTATTATTTAACTAACAATCAAAAGGATAGTTTAAATTTTGTGCAAACAATAACTTATGAATATATCTAATTATTATTGGTATTTTAAATCAGCATTAACACCTAGATTTTGTGATGAAGTGATTCAATATGCTAATAATCAAAAAGAAGTTATGGCAAGAACTGGTGGCTATGGAGATAGAAAATTAAAAAAACAAGAAGTATTAGATTTAAAAAGAAAAAGAAACTCTGATTTAGTATGGTTGAATGACACATGGATATACAAAGAACTCCATCCATTTGTGCATGAAGCTAATAGAAATGCTGGTTGGAACTTTGATTGGGAAAGATCAGAGTCTTGTCAATTTACAAAATATAAACTTAATCAATATTATGATTGGCACTGTGATAGCTGGGATAAACCTTATGATCGTAAAGATCCTAACAATCCAGAACATGGTAGAATAAGAAAACTTTCTATGACCTGTCAACTCACTGATGGTTCAGAATACACAGGGGGTGAACTAGAGTTTGACTTTAGAAACTATGATCCCCACATGAGAGATGAATCAAAACACAGAATACAATGTAGAGAAATATTACCTAAAGGTTCTATCATTGTATTTCCTAGTTTTGTATGGCATAGAGTAAAACCAGTAACACAAGGAGTAAGGTATAGTCTAGTTGTTTGGCATCTAGGTAAACCATTTAGATAATATGTACATAAATAATTATTTTAACACAACAATATGGTCTGAACAAAAACCAGAGTTTGTCAAATCATTAAACAAAGCTAGTAACAAATATATTAAAGAAGCAAGAAACAGAGAAAAAAAATATATTAAAGAGTATGGTGATTTTGGTAGATCTTATCATTCTACACCATTAACAACAGACAACGATTTTTTAGATTTTAGAAATTACATAGGTCAAAAGTCTTGGGAATATTTAGATCATCAAGGTTATGACATGACACAATACACAACTATGTTTAGTGAACTATGGGTACAAGAGTTTGCTAAAAAAGGTGGCGGTCATCATTCTGCACACATACATTGGAATCAACATGTATCAGGATTTTATTTTTTAAAATGTTCAGATAAAACTTCTTATCCAATATTCCATGAACCAAGAACAGGTGCAAGAGCTACTAAATTAAAAATGAAACCAGACATTAAAGGTGTATGGGGTGGCACAGAGCTTATACATTTTAAACCTACACCTGGTACATTAATTATATTTCCAGGTTATTTAGAACACGAATATGCAGTAGATCATGGTAAAGAACCATTTAGATTTATACATTGGAACATACAAGCTGTGCCGAAAGAGATGGCTAAAGATGTTTAAAAAAAATAAATACGCAGTTATCAAACAAGCTATATCAAAAGATCTTGCTACATTTATTGCAAACTATTTTTTAATGAAGAAACAAGTTTATGATACTTGTATGAAATCAAGATACATATCACCTTACGAAGTTATACTTGGATACTATGAAGGTACAAACGAACAGATACCGAATACCTATTCTTGTTATTCTGATATTGCTATGGAAACTTTATTATTAAAGTGTCAAGCTATTATGGAAAAAACTACAGGATTGAAACTACAACCTGCTTATACCTATGCAAGGATTTATAAAAAAGGTGATGTATTAAAAAGACACAAAGATAGATTTTCTTGTGAAATATCTACGACTATGAATTTAGGTGGCGATGATTGGGATATATATTTAGAACCTTCTGGTAAAGAAGGAATGAAAGGTGTTAAAGTAAAATTAAATCCTGGTGATATGTTAGTTTACAGAGGATGTGAATTAGAACACTGGAGAAATAAATTTAAAGGCAAAGAATGTATACAAGTATTCTTACACTACAACGATAAAAAGACACCTGGATCACATGCAAATCTTTTTGATCGTAGACCTCATTTAGGACTTCCTTCCTGGTTTAAACAGTGATATAGGAAGATTGGGGTGAGCAATTACCACCTTACCACCTTGCTCATCCCTTTCATAATTGATAAGAACATGAATGAAGTTTTTATTAATTATACAAATTTGCTCATCCGCACTCATGCAGTGTGAACCACCTGCTAATTATCCAAAAAGATTTGATACATTCTATAGTTGTGCATACACAGGATATAGTGTAGTTAGGGATATGACATACAAGATGGGGGAAGAGTATGTTAATAAAAACAGAGTAGTAATTAATTTTATGTGCAAGGAGGTTATGGATGCCTAGAAAGAAGAAAGTTGATGAGTTGGTACAAACATCACTAGGTTATCGTATATCTAAACACGAAGCTGTCTGTGCTGAAAGAATGAAAACATTATTCAAAGCAATAGATGAAATGCGACAAGATATAAAAGATTTAAGAAAGGACATGAACAAAGGTAAGGGTGCTGTCAATGTTTTAATTTTTTTAGCAGGATTAATTGCAGCGGTGGTAGGTTTCTTTAAATGGAATGGGTAGAAGAATCAAAGCTGTCAAAGGACTTATTAATGAACTTTTAGTTCAATTAAAACTAGCAAAAGACCCAAATATGATAGTTTTTACACCCCTTGGCGGTTTAGGACCTATTGACATTATTACTTTAAATATGCAAACTGGTGAGTATACTGCTTATGATGTCAAAACTAAAAATTATAGGAAACAAGATTACACGCCTGGCGATGGCTATCCGAGAAAAGGTAAAGGCACTTTTATCTCACGCCATGCGACTGCTGAACAAAAAAAACTAAATGTTAAAATCATATATCCAGAATAAGAGGTAGTTATGCAATTATCCAAACACTTTAAACTTGAAGAGTTTACCAAGTCAATGACTGCAACTCGTAGAGGAATAGACAATACTCCAGGAGCTGGAGATATAAAAAATTTAGAAAACATTTGTTATGAAATATTAGAACCTGTGAGAGCAAAGTTTGATAAACCTATAACAATAACATCAGGTTATAGATCAGAAGAACTGTGCGAAGCAATAGGTAGTAAGAAAACATCTCAACATGCTAAAGGTCAAGCGGTAGATTTTGAGATTGCAGGTATACCTAATATACAAATAGCTTATTGGATACAAAACAATGTAGACTTTGACCAACTTATCCTTGAGTTCTACAATCCAGATGACCCTGCTGGTGGATGGGTGCATGTATCTTACAATGAAAAAGGATCAAATAGAAAACAAGTCCTTACTTATGATGGTAAAAAGTTTGACAATGGTCTGCCAGACATGAAGTGGAAGGATGGAAAGGTAGCAGGATAATGTGGTTGAATTTATTAAGTTTAGGTGTAAAAACTGGTGCAAAGTTATATCAAAATAAACAGCGTACAAAACAACTCATGTCTGATGCTCAAATGCTTCATGCAGAGAAAATGGCGAAAGGTGATATTGAATATAAAGCGAAAATTATTGAGAGTAATGATAATGGTTATAAAGATGAATTTGTCCTTATACTTATATCCATTCCTATTCTTATATTGGGTTACTCTATTTTCACTGACGATGTGGAAATTCGTAATAAATTAGAATTGTTTTTTGAATATTTTAATAAGCTACCTTATTGGTATCAAGCAATCTTTATAGGTGTTGTATCTGCAATCTATGGATTGAAAGGTGCTGACATAATGAGGAAGAAATGAGTAGACAGATAGCTAAAATGTTTTCTCAAACTTTTGGTACAAAGGTTACACTAAAATCACAGCAAACAGGTAAACGATATGGCAAGGGTAAAGTTCGATTTAAACAAATTACCTCACGAAAGAATACCAAAAAAAACTAGCATAGGTCGTAGACCCAAAATGAGTTCTATGAACAAGCATCGCAAAAGATCGTGGAAATCATACAACAAACAAGGCAAATGAAATCGGTTATTATATTACTTGTCGCAGCTCATTTAGAATTTACAGTAGATACTCCCTTACAAAGATACCAAATTACTTACAAAAATAATTTTGATTGTTTTGAGAAAATAGATGAGATAAGAGAAAAGATAGCTGTTTATCATGATAATATAAACAAGTGGTTATTAAAAGATGGTAGACAATTTGTAGGAGGATATTGTCAATGAAAGTAAGTGAGAATACATCTGTTGCAATGCCAATAAAAAATATGATTGGTATTATTATTGGTGTGGCTATGGGTATTTTTGCTTACACAGAAATTACTGCCAGACTTACTTCACTTGAAACAAGTCGTGAGCTTATGAACGCTGATCTATTAAAAGCTAGTGAACAAACTACAGTAGATAAAGAACAATTTTTATTACTTGAAGATTTGTATGAAACTATAGAGAAACATCAAGAACTTTTAGATAAGAACATACACAATCAAGTTATGCTAGAGCATATAGAAAAACAATTAGAAAAAGCATTAAATGATATTGAAAAATTAAAAGATGCAAGTAGAGAAATGAAATACACAAATGGTACACACTAATGCAAGAAATTGTTATAGCACTTTTATTAATAGTTAATGGAGAGATCAAAGAGCATAGAATACAAGACTCTATGAGTGAATGCTTGAAAGGTAAGAGGGTTGCTTCGAGAGGTGCATCAAAAAATATAGAGTATCAATGTATCAAGTCTATGGCAGAAACAGAAATTTATATGGGTGAAAAATCTATCAAATCACTTATACTAGAATAATTATGGCAAAAGATAAACAACCACCAAGAACTAAAAAGTATTATAGATCTACCAAGTCTGGTGCTGGTATGACAAAAGCTGGTATTAGAAAATATAGAAGAGATAATCCTGGTTCTAAATTAAAAGGAGCTGTTACAGGTAAAGTTAAAAAAGGATCTAAAGCTGCAAAGCGTAGAAAATCGTATTGTGCAAGATCTGCTGGACAAATGAAACGATTTCCTAAAGCTGCTAAAAATCCAAACTCAAGATTAAGACAAGCTCGTAGAAGGTGGAAGTGCTAATTGAGAAAAAAAACATGGTCTAAAAAACAGGTTGTAAGACTTTGTGGTATCTGTCAAGAGTGCGGCAGAGAGTTGTTGAGTAATGAAGGTGGATGGATTATAACAGCAACAAAAAAATATTTTTGTCATGATGGGAAAGATGGCTCTTGTTTTGACAACTATTGTAATGTAAAGTTACAACAACAAAAGGAGAAAGAAAATGCCAGGACACTATGGAAAGAAAAAAGGTAAAAAGTTATCTGCAAAGCAAAAGAAGATTGCTGCAATGGGTGGCAATAAAAAGAAGATCGATGCTGCAGATTTTAGAAAATTAAGAAAGAAGAAAAGATAATGAAAAAAGGTTATCACAAAACTAAATCAGGTAAGATGGCTAAAAAAGGTTTATACTATAATATAAACAAAAGAAAAAAAGCTGGTACATCGAGATCTAAAAAGAAAAGCACTATAAGTAAAAAGGCATATAGAAATATGCAGCGTGGTTTTAAGAAGAAGTAAATTCTTTATAGTCTCTCCACAAGTTTGATGTAGGAGACCAGCAACCTTTGTAGTTCATTTTATTTTTTATATGATGTAATATGCTGGTGTGATCCATACCAAAGTATCGACCTATTGCAGGTGTACTTAAATCATATTTCTCATACACAATATTTAAAACTAAAGATCTTAATTTAGTTATATCTGCTAGTCTTGATCGACCAATAATATCTTCTCGTTTAGTTTTATATTTTTTAGCAACCCATTTTATTACACTCTCTATATCATCTGATGTAGCTGTGCTTCTTGTATTACCTGTTGGTATTATAATAGGTTGTCTCTTCTTTAGATGTTTTATAATTAATTTAAGTTGCTGTGTGCGTTCATAAAATTCTGAATGTGCAAGTTTAAATCCATTCCTAAATCCTGATTGATATATTTTTAATTCTTGTTCTGTTAATTTTTGATATTGAGGTGCTTTCATAGCACTTTTAAATGTAGATAGTTTCGTTTTGAGCATACCTTACCTTCCTTACCTTTATGTTTCTTGTCGAATTGACAATTATGTTCTCATCAATTCTTCTTTTGTCTGCTCTATCTTCCAAAGCAATCTATAAGAATCTTTTTGATACTTATAAACTTTTTGCTTTGCTTCCAGGTACTTCTGATGTTTTGCTTGTTGAAGATCCCTGTACTTTTGCAGACGAGTCTTTAACTCGTTCATCTTTCTTCTCCATTTTCACTGTTGTAAAATCAAAATTTATATTTCTGATTTTTACTTCTACCAACTCACCTTCCTCATTGGGTTTGGCAGCTTTCTCCAAAGAGTCAAACTTTTCTATAAAAGTAAAACTTGCCTCTCCATGCTTATATCTTATATATGGCATCTTACCTCTTTGTCAACTATAGTCTCGATCTATTATCATATCGATATAGTGTTTAGCTTTTAATAAATCGTCTTTTTTACCCTTATATGGGTGTCTTAATATGTATTTTATAACATTTCCTTCAGCACTTAACAGTCTATTTTTGTTAATAAATTCTGCTGGTTGGATTACAAAATCAAGATAATGCGATCCTTTGATTTGCTTTTTGTAAGGTTTGTTGCTCATAAGTTTGAGGGAGTAAGGCGAGAGAAAAACTTAAAATGGAAGCTAAACATGATTCGATAGCTAAAAACCCTCGCCTTACAGATAGCATCTATTAGTAGCTATCCTCTTCTGTAGTTACCATAGTTAGATCTATTTTCATAGCTCTTTCTTGGGGTAAATGATTTTTGATTATT